AATCACACAGGGCGAAATCGACGAGGTGCGGGCCGACCTTCGGGAAATGGGGTGGCTGGATTGAGCACAATGGAGGGCGTTGACGTCTCGAAGTATCAGGGCACTATCGACTGGAACAAGGTGAAGGCATCCGGAATGGGCTTTGCTATGGTGCGGCAGGGCTGGATTAACAGCGACGGAAGCATCACAGAGGACCCTTTTTATCGCCAAAACATGGCCGAGGCACACGCGGCGGGCCTGCATACCGGTGTATATCTGTACAGCTACTGCACATCCGAAAGCGCCATGCGGGCAGCTGCAAGCGCTTGTGTGGCCATGCTGGAAGGCTTTGTGTGCGATATGCCCATTGCGCTGGACTTTGAGCACGCGACGCTGTACAAAAAGTTTTCGCGCACTGCAAATGCCAGCTTGTGTGCGGCCTTTTTGAGCCGCATTGAGGAGCTGGGCCGCTACTGCATTCTGTACACCTACAAGAGCTTCGCGGCGGCCTATCTGGACATGGGTGCTCTGCGCCGCTATGACTTTTGGCTGGCGCACTACACCGCCCGCACGGACTACACCGGCCCCTATGGGATGTGGCAGTACACCAGCAGCGGCACTGTGCCGGGCATTTCGGGGCGTGTGGACTGCAACCACGCTTACAAGGACTATCCGGCGATCATCACCGGAGAAAAGAAGGAGGATGTGCCTATGAGCGATATGCTGAAAGTAGGCCCGGTTTCGGGCGGCGACCGCAAGACTATGGCGGCCCTGGCGGACAGCCTGGGCTTGCCCCACGAGGATGCGGGCGACTATCTTATCATCGGCCCCGCCAGCGCAGGCGACCGGAAGGCCATCGCCGCAAAGGCTGCTGCTCTGGCGGTGGGCTGCGTGGAGTATACCGCGCCCGAACCGGAACCTGAACCCAAGCCGGAACCCACGCCTGCCCCCACTCCGGCCCCGGACAGCGGCAAAGACGACACCGCCGAGCAGCTGGGCCGTATCGAGGCAAAGCTGGACAAGCTGCTGGGTCTGGTGAACCCCACCCTGCTGGAGGGCTGATATGCAAGAATGGACGGTGGTTGGCGTTGTTGTTGTGCTTGTCGGGCTGATCGGCTCTGTGAGCGGCCCGCTCATCAAGCTCAACAGCAACATCACAAAGCTGACTGTAGCGGTTGACAACTTCCAGCGGGCATTGGACAAGCTAGAAGGCGAAAACCGTGAAAGCCACAAGATTTTTTACAAGCGGCTGGACGGCCACGACAAGGAGCTGGCCCAGCATGAGCAGCGCCTGAAGGCGCTAGAGGAGGAATAATCATGGATATTTCGTTCATTTCTGAGTACATGGTCCCTGTTATCGTGGGCATCTGCCTGTGCATTGGGTACGTGGTAAAGTCGTGGGTGAAGGATGTCGACAACAAGTACATCCCCACCATGTGCGCCGTGCTGGGTGTGATTCTGGCCGTGTGGATGCACTGGCCCGCCGTGGATGCGGGTGTGATTCTGGCGGGCCTTGCGTCCGGCCTTGCTTCCACTGGCCTGCACCAGGTGTTTAAACAGCTGCTGGGCGGGGAGTGATTGAGTATGGCACATCAAGTGCCGTGGAACAAAATCATACTCGAAGAGTTTATCCGGCTTGCTATCCTTACGAAGGACGAGGAAGCGGTAATGCGGACGCGGGTTGCCGGGTGGACACGGGTTGAACAGTCTATGAAGTTGGGTATGTCTCTGGCGAAAGTGGACAAAATCACTGCAAGACTAAAGAAAAAGTACGATGGTGTGCAGAGATACAGCGTAATTTTGCCGCCCCGCAAAGCCAGCACGAAAGAAACGTACATGGACACGCACTAACTTTCAGGCGAAAAGCGTATAACAATACGGCTGTAAAAATACGGTTTTACGTCCTTTGTTTGGAGTAGGATTATATCAGGGGAGGAAAACGCCTTCCCGGTAAACGAACCAAACGAAAGGAGAAAACCGTATGGAAATGACCTATGCATCCAGAGGTGTGGCAAATGCTGGCCTGACCACTGGCATTATCGGCACCGCCCTTGGCGCACTGAACTCCATGGGCGGCCTTGGTGCCATTGCGCTGAATGGCGGGCGTGTTGCCGAGTGCAACGAGAACCAGCCTATCAACCGGTACGAGCTTGACCTTGTGCAAAAGAACGCAAAGCTGGAATCCGACATTGCGCTGCGTGACGCGAACACCTACAATGACCAGAAGACGCTGGAAATGTACAAGTACATTGACGGGCGGCTGCGTGGCATTGAGGCAGCACAGGCGGCGCAGGCCGTCCACAACCAGAAAACCGAGGACAGCTTCGTGCTGGCCCGGCAGGACATTGCCGCTGTGCGTGACAGCCTGACCGAGAAAATCAAGCTGGAAGCCGAGCGCCGTTGCTGCGGTGACAACTCCATCGTGAATTACGCGAACGCCACCTTCTACCCGAAGATGGTTGCGGACGTGACCACTGGAACCGGCACCACCGCACAGACCCTGTACAACCCGCTGCCTAAATGCGGCGAGTGCTGCAACGGTAACTGAGCCGATGGGGGCGGGGCTAGGCTTCGCCCCCATTCTCTTTGAAGGAGGATGGTTATGGTTAGCATGGACATGGTACAGCGGGGCATTAACCGCTATATGGAGCAAGAGATCATCAGCCGACTGCCGGAAGGAAGTCTGGGCCGGTTTGCCGCAAATGCCGCTAAATATGTGTTTGTCGCACGAAGTGGAAACGCCATGAATTCGCTTGCAGAAAACCCCATTGCAAAGGCGTTTGGACTGACAGCTGACGGGCAACTGGACATTGACCTAGCGGCAGAGGCGGCGCGGGAGAGCATCCCCGACAACGGTTTGAAGGTTGACGTGCCGGTGCTGGGCAGGATGACCTTCCACCGTGGAGATGTGGACACACTGCTGCGCATGATTATGGAGGGCTGAGGTATGACCCGAGAAGAAATCTTCTCCGCTATATCCGCCCGACAAATCGAAGGCATTATGTTGCACGACCAAATGGCGCAGTGCTTCACGTTCCTGCATCTTGACGGTTACAAGCGGCTGCAAGAGTTTCGCTTCATGGACGAGGCCGCCGAACATCGAAACATGGTGCGGTTTTACATCGAGCGTTACAACCGCCTGATACCGGGCGCACACGCAACCAATCCGGCGATTCTGCCGGAAAGTTGGATGGGCCGAACCCGACTTGAAGTGGACACGGCAACAAAGCGCATGGCCGTGCGGGATATGTTTAAGCGCTGGGTGAATTGGGAATCCAGCACATTGAGCAGCTTGCAAGCACACGCGCAAATCCTGTACAACAGCGGAGACGTTGTAGGCGCTGACTACATCGGGCGCATGGCGAAAGATGTGGCAGACGAGTTAAAGACCGCAACCGGCATGATGATTGACTTGGATGCGGTGGACTACGACATGGCCGTGATTCTTGACGGGCAGCCCGCGTTGCACCGAAAGTACAAACACAAATTGCAGGAAATCGGAGAAGCGTTTTCCTGACAACAAGCTCTGAGGAGAAATCCTTGGAGCTTTTTTATCTAGAAAGGATGGGACACATGGCGAGAAAACTTGTAAGTCTGGGTGACTATGAAAAGCAGGCTGCCGCGCAAGGCGGCGCTCGAAAAATGTACAACAACAGCGGATGGAGCGTGGGCAACAACGCGGGGAATGCTGCCTCTGTGCGAAAGCAGTACTCCGGAAGCAGCGGCGGTTCTTCGTCTGGCAGATCCTCTTATTCTGCACCTGCCGTTCAGGCCGCACCCGCTTCCAGTGGCCCTAGCTATGCGGACGCATACGCCGATGCACTGGCCTCTATCATGGCAGAGCAGCGGCGGCAGCGCGAAGCAGCATACCAAAAGGCGGCGGCAGCGCAGAAAGAAAACCTCAACTTTGCCACAAATCAGCTGACCGACACCACAAATGATGCGCTGAAACAGGCTTACATCAACAAAATGCAGACCCTCCGCAACCTGCCCCAGCAGATGAGCGCGCAGGGCTTGAACGGTGGTGCATCGGAAACCACGCTGGCGAGCATGAATAACAACTACGGAAACGCCCGAAACCAGCTTGAAACCGAGCGCTTGAAGCAGCTTGCCAGCCTGCAAAACACCTATCAAAACAACCTTGCCCAACTGGAAGCCCAGCGGGCAAGCGGCGACGCTGCGCAGCTCTCCAACCTTGCCCCCACGCTTGCAAACCTCGTGGCCACCAACACCCCCGCCAGCGTGAACATCACGCAGGGCGACACCGGCGCGGCCAGCAATGTGAGCGCATGGCTTCGCAAGCTGATGGGCTACGACGACGAGGATTATTACAACTGATTGCATTCTCCGCCCGGCCTGAAACACGGCCGGGATTTTTTGAAAAAAGGAGGAACCCATGCCCTATTCCGATCAGGAAGCTTTTCTGAATGCTTACCTTAAAAATTATGTAAAGGCCCAACAAAACGCCGTGAACAGCGGCAAAACCGGCCTGAGCAGCGCCCGCTACACCGGACAACAGGCAATGAACGCTGCGCCCACAACGCTGCCCGACTATGGAGACATTGCCACCAGCTTTACATCGGCCTACACAAAGCAGCTGGCAGCCGTTGAAGCACAGCGCGAGAAGGAAGCGAAGGCAGCCCAGGCAGCAGCAGAAAAAGAAGCAAGGACAGCCGCAAGTGCGGCGAAAAAAGCATCCTCTTCCACCACAAAGAGCAAGAAGCTGAAGAAGGAAGAGCTTAAAGCACTGGATGCAGAGCTGGAAGAACTGGCCAAAACGCGGGTGGCCCTGCAAGAAAGAAAAGAAACCCGCGATACGAACACCCGCGAGCGCATCAAAGAGAACGTCGGAGACACTGCTGGCATTTCCAGCCTTACAGCCGCAAGCAGAACCTTCGCGCCTAAAAGGAAAGGCAGTGCCACAAAGAAAAGCCTTTCGCAACAGGTTGTCGCTGGCGTGAAAGGCTTGGCAAAAGTCCCTTCTGCCGTCAAAAACGGCGTTGTGCAAGGCACTGCGCTGCACAACCGGATGAAGGCCGCGCGTGGCGGCGTGTCTGCCGAAGATAGTGTGGATCTGGGCGGCAGCCAAACCCCGCAAGCAACGGCAGCAAAACAAAAATCCAGAACCAAAGCCCGGGCCTCTGTGGCAAAGCAGAACTTCACAACACAGGAACTGGATGCACGTCTGACCGCAACAAACCAGCGGATGCGGGAGCTGCAAAAGCAGGGAAAGACCAAAACTCGGGAATACCGGCAACTGCAAAACCAGCATGACACCTATGCAACCGCGTTGGGCGTGGACTCTTTTGCTGGCCGTGCAGGCGCAACCGGACTTGGTGCAGTCTCCGGCTTTGCTGCTGGCTTGGCGAACATGGGCGATGCCACGGCCCGCGCAATCCGTGGCCAGTCTGCAAGTATGGACATCCCGGAGTATGAGGCAGCATCGGACGACCTGCAAGAAGCCAACGAGCAGCGGGACGCTCTCATTCAGATGGGCCGGGCCTACACCGACACGCCGAACGGCCCTGTCGCTACGCCTGAATTCCAGCAGGTGCTTGACCGCATTGCAAGCGCAAAGGGTGTGCGGGCCGAAAATCAAGTAACCCCCGAGCGCAATCAAGTTGTGAGCAATATGCTGGACTTTGCCCAGAACCAGAACCAGAAAGCACAGGCGGGCCTTGACAACACCGGCCGGTTTTTGGTGGGCACCATTGGCAGTGTCGCTCAAAACCTTCCCGCTTTTGCGGCTGCGGCGGCAGTGCCTGAAGCTGCACCTGTTTTGATTCCGGCCCTCATGGGCGCAAGCGCGGCAGGCAACCGGGAGAACGAGCTGGAACAGCGCGGCGTGCCTCTGAATCAGGCTGTGTTGCGCAGTGGCCTGAGCGGCGCAGTGTCCGCCATTACCAACAAGCTGCCTCTTGAGCAGGGCGCAGAACTCATGGCCGGAAACGGTCCCGGTCTTGTCCGTGCTATGGCCCGGCAAGCACTGAGCGAAGGCGGGCAGGAAGCCTCTGAGTATGCAGCAGACTACGGCCTCGACGTTTTGGCCGGAGACCCGGATGCAAACTTCAGCCTTGCCGAACTTGGGCAGCAGGCGCTTGGCGGCGCACTGGGCGGCGCAATCAGCGCGGCCGGAAGCTCTCTCATTGGCAGCGGCGTGAATCGCGCAAGAGAAGCGCTTGGGGTCAACGGAAACGCCCCTGTGGACACGGATGTGCAGCAGGCAGAACCGGTATCGCCCGCCCCTGAAAACTCCGTATCCCCCGAACCTGAATCTGTATCGCCCAACCCTGAAACCGTCGCACAGCAGCCGCTGGAAGCCACGCAGGAAGGCATTCCGGAGCTTGGCGTGGTAGCACCCGATGCAGCCCCGAAAACTGCCATTGACGTGATTGTGGACGCATACCGCAACGGCACGTTGACCAACAAGCAGATTGACCAGCTGAAACCCGGCGGCGAACTGCGGCAAGCGTTTGAAGAGGCCACGGGTGTGACGCTCCCAGATACCAGCAGCGAAACCCGGAAGGTGCTGAAAGTTGGCGCACAGAATGAAATTCCGTATTTGAAGCCCGTTGACAGCACGGGAAACACAGGATATGATGGAACCAATGAGACCTACACAGGAGGTGCGAGCTATGACGGAACGGGAAGAACGAGCGGAAGTGTTGCGGAACCGGACGGAGAAGGACGAGAAGGAATTCCAGAATTACTACGCGACACTGGAAACGGCAGCGGAACGCAAGTTGGCGAAAGCCTTATGGGAAAACGGGACGGTGCTGAAGGAAGTCAAGTATTACGTGGATTTCTAAACGTATCTCCTGAAACACAAGCGGCTGTTGAACGGAGCGGAGCCACACCCCTTGAGCTGAGAGACACGACCAGTGACCCTCAGCTCTTTTCGGCGGCTTTGGAAGAAGCCCGGCAGAAGAACCCGCACGGTCTGATGGTGAGTCCCAAAACAGTCGAAGAGTTGAGTCAGCCCGGAACCCGCACCTTTATGAGCGCAGACAATATGGCCGGTGCGCTTGTGACGGCGGACGGAGACATTGAAGCGGTGTTCAAGAACCCGCAAAGTAAGGCGAAGCAGGCGGCAACATCTCTTTTGATTACCGCCGTGGAAAACGGCGGGCGCAAACTGGACTGCTACGGCGAAGATTTAGTGCAAACGTATAACGACCGAGGCTTCGAGGCGGTCGCCAAAATCCCGTTTAATGCGGGAGAGGTGGAATCCGGGTGGACATACGGAAATAAAGATGTTTATGTGATGAAGTTGCGCGACGGCGTAACGGCGCAAGATATCGCTGGACGATTGGGCATGAACGAAGCGGACGGCGGCTTTCACATGCAGACCGATGCAGAGCTTGCCAACCTTCCCGTATTCGACGACTACGACGAGGCGCTGGCATACCGCGACAGTCTGCTCACCACCCCCGCCGAAAGCGGCAGCATTCCGGAACTCATGCCCACCGCAAACCAGAGTGTGCAAGAGCCTATCCCCACATTGGCTGACCACCCCAACACGGTTGGCAGCATGGAATCGGCCTTCGATGCGCCGGAAGCCCCCACACGGGACATCAACACACAGCGTAGAATCCTTGAAGGGTTGGACGATCAGCGGATTAAAGACCTTGGCCCATTGGATCAGGACACCCACACTGTTTACACCGACGAAAAGGCCCGGTATGACGCGCGCCAGCAAATGGACTTGGCGTATCAGGAGGCGTTGCAACAGGGTCAAGACCCGTCTCAGGCAATTCAGACGGCCCTAGACACAGAAATGGCCCGTCTGCGGGGGCAAGAAGGCGCGTGGAACAAGACCGACCGATATACGGCTGATGTCATCCAAGAGGAACTGAAGCGCCAGTGGCAGAATGTCGAGCCGGGTTCGGACGAGTATCTTGTGGCGCAGGCCAGATATTCCGCGTGGGCCAGCGAAGAGAGAGAACGCGCTAGCGAAGCAGGCCGTAATCTGCAAGCAAATGCGGGGCGGCTGACCGGCAACAGCGTTACCGAAAAAGCCCAAAACATGGTCCATAAAATAATCGGTGCATATGCGGACAAAGAACTCAGCAACGGTACAAAAAAGCAATTGTCCGAGTTCGCGGATGACCTTGCAGCGGAAGCCGAGCAGCTGTTTGGTGAAGGTAGGCAAGACTTGACCAGCGGCATGGACACCGTTTCCCGGATGGATAAAGCTGCGGCCCGCGTGAAGGAGCTGGCGCAGAAGTACAAGGTTTCCGTTACCGAAGAGCAGCAACGGCGACTGGCTGCAAGTATGCTGGCTGGGGACAAGAGTGCAAACTACTATGATCGTTTGTTGGAGTTTGCATCCGGCATTCAGGAGATTGACCTTGACACGCTGGAACGTGTAGATAACTACATTTACCAGATTCAGGATATGCCCGACAACAAAGAGCGCTATCAGATTGAGCAGCGAATGTACTGGGAGCTTGCCCAAAAGCTGTACCCGAAAGCGGGCTTTATGGACAAAGTTGCGTCTTGGCGTTACTTGTGTATGCTGGGCAATGTGCGTACCCATATGCGCAACATCATAGGCAACGTCCTTATGGACGCCACGACCCGCACAAAGGACACTATCGCGGCGACGATTGAGAGCGTTGCCCAGGCGACTGGCGTTATTGACCAAGATGAGCGCACAAAAGCAATCTTGAACCCGTTTAGCGAAAGCGATAAAGCCATGCGTGGTGCGGCCTACAAGTATGCAACTGACCAGATGTACAGTGAACTGAGCGGTGGCAGATACAGCTTCCAGACGGAGGTGCAGCGGGCACGGCAAGTGTGGGATAACAAGCCCCTTGAATGGTTGCGCAATGCCTCTAGCGAAACTCTCGGAGAAGAGGATAGAATCGGCCCTGCCGGTCTTGCCGCTCCTTTTTTGGAAAGCGAAGGCGCGATTGGCGATTTTGCCAGAAAATGGACAGACAGTGTTCAGGCAAAGGGAGAGGCTGGCAAGATCATGCTGGGCGGCAAAAACAACAGTTTTGCTTCCGCCATGGCACAATATCTCAAAGCGCATGGCTATGATGCAAGTGTGTTCGATGCGACCGACGAGGCAAGCAAGGGTGCGGTTGTGAAGGCTGCCGCATATGCGAAGCAAGAGGCGTTCCGCGCAACATTTGCTGAGGCGAGTGCGACCGCAAAATGGCTGAACTCTGCACCCGGCGGCGCAAAGCTGGTGGTGGATGCGCTTGACCCGTTCGCAAAGACGAGTGGCAACGTGTTTAAGCAGGGCTTGCGCTACTCCCCTGTTGGCTTGCTCAACGGCTTGAAAAAGCTCACCGAAACCGGCGTGAACAGAAAACGTGGACGTGGTACGGTTTACCAAAGCAGTGAGATCATCAACAGCATTTCTGAGGGCTTGACAGGGTCTGCCATAATGGTTTTGGGCGGTTGGCTTGCAAGCATGGGCGTTCTGCGAGCAACCGGCAAGGAAGAAGAGAAAGGCCTGGACACTGCCGAAGGCAAGCAGGATTATTCCTTCCAGCTGGGAAATCACAGCTACACCATGGACTGGACAACCCCCGCCAGTATGCCGCTGATTATGGGCGCGTCGCTTTATGAAAACGGTGTATCCATTGATAACATCATTGCCGCCGCCGCTTCTTTGGGAGACCCTGTGCTGGACACAATGATGCTCCAATCCGTGAACGACACAATTGACACTATCCGATACTCCGGCACGGATGACACGCTGGGCACACTGGGAAATCTTGGCGTGCAAGTTGGCTCTTCGTATGCCGGGCAGTTCGTGCCCACTGCTTTGGGGCAGGTTGCCCGCAGCGTGGACGATACCCGCCGGGACAGTTACGGCGGCGGCGATTCCTCTTTGTCCAGAAGCGTAAATCGGTTTGTCCGGAAGCAAGAAAACAAAATTCCCTTCTTGTCCGAAACAAACGAACCGTATGTGGATGTGTGGGGCAACGAACGGAAGAATGCTGGCAGCAACTTCGCCGCGCGGCTGGCGCTCAACACGCTCAGCCCTGGCTTCTACTCGACCGACACGGAGGACGAAACTGGACGGGCCTTGCGCGAACTTGCGGAGACGACCGGAAACGCTGCCGTGCTGCCGAGTAGGGCTTCCTCCTCCATCGATTACAACGGCGGACATTATCGGTTAAGTCCAGAAGAGTACACCGCTTACCTGAAAACCAGTGGGCAAACCGCAAAATACTTTGCTGACGCGATCACACAATCCGACCTCGGCCCCAGCGAGCAGGAAGAACTGATTCCGCAGCTTTACAATGTGGCAAAGCAGATTGCAACGCAAGAAGTGCGTGACGATTATGTGCCGTCCACAACCTATCAGTCTATCATGCAGTTGTACAACGCCCTTGGCCCCGATGCCGTCATTGACTACAAACTGATGCGGCTAAACGCCGATACGAACGACAATGGCCGTATCAGTAAAGACGAGGCCACGGCATACCTTGACCGCACCGGATGGAGCCAATCGAAGAAGTCTGCATTCTTGACGGCGACAAACAAGGGCTGGAAAAACCCGTATGATTAAGGAGTAAAATATGGATATCGGTAACAACATCCCCTTCGAGCGTATCCGCCGTATCACCGGCTATCTGGTGGGCACCATGGACAAGTGGAACGACGCCAAGAAGGCCGAAGAACGAGACCGTGTAAAGCACTTATAATGCAACAATAGAGTAACAGTTCAACGTAATTGCGCTAAAAAATCGTCAAAAACCCTGACTTTTAATCAGGGTGTCCGGGGTTCGAATCCCCGATGGCTCACCAAAAAAGCACCGTGTAACGTTTGTTTACACGGTGCTTTTGTTGTTTCTATGAACACAGTTGTATTCCAATTTCACGCAATTTGGCTCATAATGTAACGGATAGTGTAACAAATTTAAGGGGTTTCGACGATATGTTTGACTTCATCCGCCAGCTTCGCAAATTCTTCCATCGCGGCAGAAATGTGAGAATCTTGTGAAATGTAATAATCGTCCGTAACGGAGCTTCCGATCTGGTGGCCGATGGCAAGTTGCAGAGCCTCTTTATCCACCTTCGCTTTGGTCGCAATGCTTGCGTATGTGTGGCGGCAAGAGTAAGGCACATAACGATGCGGGTTTTGTACACCAATTTCTTCCAGCCCGGAGTAAAATTCCCGCACCCGGAAGTTTCGGGTGTTCCACGCGCTTCCGGTCGGGCTGCGGAAGATTTTTTGACCGGGCTTTGCAGCATCGCAGAAGCGCATAAAAACGTCCCACGTGATGGGGTCGAGAACGATGTACCGGTTCTTCCCGGCGGCGGTTTTGGAACCTTCCAGCCAAATGCCGTGGCGCTCAAAGTCAATGCAATCGTTGCGAGCAATCTTCGCAAGGTCCGCCATGCGGCAGCCGCTCAAACAAAGAAACCAAATGATTCCCGGAACCCGCTCATGTCGGTGCTTGTAAAGCAAACGCAAATCTTCGTCATCAAACGGCACCCGCTGGCCCTTCACATCGGCGGTTAGTTTCAGACCCTCGGAGTAGTCCGTCTGGTGGATTCCGTGCTGCACACACCACATACAGAGCTTGTGCATAAGAGAGCGCAACTTGTGCTGGTGGGACTTTGATTTGCCTTCATCCTCGGCCCGGAACAAGACAGCCTCAAGCGTTTCTTTCCGCACGTTGATTGCCTTTATCTTGTGCAGCTCCTTCATGTAACGCCATGCGTACTCCACGTCTTTCAAGTATTTCTCTGTGTTCTGCCGGAACGCGCGGTCTGAGATTACCGCGTCATACACCTGTTGCATGGTGTAGTTGCGGTAATCCAGATCAGGCTCTTGCTCTGATGCCGCGAGAATAGCCCTCTCTGCGTCTTGCTTGGTTTTATAGCAACCGATATAGGCCCCCTTGTAAACGGCCTTGTAGGGCGAGCTGCGCCCTTGCAGACGCGCAATGGAGCCGTTGCCCTTTGCCCTTCGTGCTTTTGGCCTCGTGGCGGCCGTCTGCCGCTTGCCACACCACGGGCAAAACAGCGCCCCTTCTGGGATGTCTCTTGCACATCGCACACACGTCATGGCTTGCACCTCACTTCATGGTGTACTCATTCTTCTTCATCTGGGCGGCTTGCCTGCCTGCATCGTGGGCGCTGTGCAGGTTTTGCAGGTTCGGCTTTGCCTTCTCCGGCTCCACCAAGTCGCCGGTGATGGACTCCAGCTCGTAATTGTCAATTATCAGCCTGCACACGGCTGTCCGGCTTGCCATGCTGCAATGGGCGTTTGCTACGTACTCGTCCAGCATGGACGGCCATTCACTCCCATGCGCGCCGAAGATCAAAAAGGCCAGCTTGTCCACTTCGCCCGGCGGGCAGTCCGCGAGGTACTTAAAAAGGCCGTTTCGGCGCTGCTCCACATCCGCGAGGCTGCCGTCAAAGTCGGTGTACAACTCCGGGTGGGCCAGGCGGAGAACATCCGGGAACCAATTCAAACTCAACGCTCTGTACCAGTTTATAAACTCTTCCAGTGTGGGCGGCTTCTCCCCGTGCTCCCATCTCTGCACCGTGCGCGGGCTGACGTGCAGCAGCGCGGCAAGCGTCTCTTGTGCAACGCCCGACCGCTCCCTTGCCTGTGCCATGAGTGCTGCAATTCTTTTCGCGTCGTACAACATACGCCATCCTCCTTTGTGCAAAAACACCAAAAGAGCGTTTCTCAGCTGTCGAATGCCGGGAAACGCTCTTTTTTTACGCAATTTTAGACGTGGTAAAAGCCACGAGGTTATGCTATTGTTGGATTAACAAGCACATCGGCAGTTTTACTCCACCGACTCAAATGTAAACGTCACGGCAAATTCAGCTGTGTTCCCGGCATACCGTCCGTAATCCTCCGTGACGATTATGTCTTGAGTGACAGTAAACGAACTCCACAAATCATCCTTGTGAATGACGATATACGAACTATCTTCACCTGTGTCTGGGTAAACATCCTCTTCCACACATTGTGCGTACAGATCCACACGGTCGCCCACATCGCAGGTAACATCCACTCCGCCGTTGGTCACAGTCTTTCCGTTGACCGTGGCATAGAAATCCCAATCACTGCCCACGGAATCGTTATACGTTTCATCAAACGAAACTGTGACATTGTATGTACATGGGCCTGTTCGGGCCTTCGTGGATGCTGGACTGTATGCGGTTGAGGAACCGTCGTCCAAACTTGATAAAGCCCAGATGACGTAAACCGCTGCTATGGCAGCAACCCCGAACGACCATTTCTGTATGCGTGTCATACCTTTGACGGGCGGGTTTTCATGCTTTTGGTCTGCACGATCCCCGAAACCAACGATGAGAGCGAAAATGACAACCACCAACGCTAAAGCAATCATTTTAACCACCTACCTATAAGATGTAAGAAAGAGAGGTAATCATGAACGAACAGCGAAAAGCAATTGAAGAACTCATGCAAAAGCTGACGAGAGAACAACTCAAAGAGTTTATTGCTTACCTGCAAGTCCTCGAAGCATCAGCAGGGCAGCATTGAGTTTATCTGCATCCAAGCGATCAAGAATTTCTCTAGCTTCTTCTAGCTCGGGCAGCGGTGGCTGCTCGGGCTTTTTTTGTTGCTGCAATGCGATAGCAAGAGCGGCGGCCATGGTTTTGACATTCTCGGGCAGTTCTGCTGTGCCCGCACTGCTAGGAAATTCCGCGGTTGCATCTTTTAAATAGGAAACGGAAATAGGGCGGCCAAGCTTTTTCGTGAAGTAAGTTGAAATCTTTTGCAAATTAACATCATTTGGGACTTTTCCCTTTTTCCATCCAGATGGAGCCGCGTTCGATAGACCCATTTCCATGGCCGCTTTAGTCATGGAAACATTTGCTTCCGAGCAAAGTTGACAATAAACACTGTAAAAATTGCTCATATCGTTCTCCATTTCTTTGTGCACGTATACAAACTAGCTAGAAAAGATATATCAGCTATTTACAGCTGCGAAAGTTAGTGATATACTATGCTCATCGGTTGAAAAAGTTAGCAAACATAAGCAAAGCCTACTGGTGCACTAGCTCTATGAGTTTGTTTTATTGCTATTGTTTTACTGCAATTTAACTATAGCACGCATTGCAAACTTTTGCAACTGATAAAACGTACTTTGTCACAAGAATAATGAGATTGTGGTGCGCACTTGCCACACGTGCACGATTTCAAACAATTTGACAATGTTAGCAAAAGTGAGGTGATAGGATGCCTGAAAAATGGACGGGGCAGCTGATTGGGCGAATGCACAACTACAAAGTAACCTACGACGACCTGAGCAAAAAAATGGGTTTGTCAAAAGGATACATCAGCCAGGTGCTCAACTGCTACCGAAAGCCGCCGAACGCGCAACAGCGTTTTGAGAGTGCTGTGAACGAGATCATCGTGGAAAGACTGGAACGAGGTGAGAATCAATGATTGAAAACTTTAAACCTGTATTGATTTACGGGGTATCCTGCTACGAGCAGGACGGCACTGCCTATCTTCGTCTCGAGGACGTTGCCCACGGGCTAGGGTTCACCCAGACCAAGAACGGCATTGAGTACGTTCGTTGGGAGACCATCGACAAGTACCTTCGGGATTTAGGTTTTTCCCAACAAGTTGGGAAAGACAGCTACATCCCCGAAAACATCTTTTACCGTCTCGCCATGAAGGCAAAGAACGAGACGGCTGAAAAATTCCAGGCGCTGGTGGCCGACGAGATCATTCCGAGCATCCGCAAGACGGGTAGCTACACCGTCCCGAAGCTGAGCAAGGAAATGCAGGCGCTTTTCCTTCTTGACCAGCGCACGGTGTAGCAGGAGGCCCGCCTCACCGCGCTGGAGAACACCATGACGGTGGACTACAGCCAGCAGCAGACCCTGAAAAAGGCCGTGGGCCGGGTGGTTGTGGAAGCCCTGGGTGGCAAGACGGCCCCGGCGTACATTGACCCCCATGTGCGCGGCAAGCTGTTCAGCGAGTGCAACCGGGATGTGCAGGATTGGTTCCGCGTCAACAGCGTGTGCAACGTACCGCGTAAGCGCTATGACGAAGCACTGGATTATATCCAGCGCTGGAAGCCCAGCACCAACAGCGCCATGCAAGTGCAGAACATCAACGCACAGACCAGCCTTTATTAAAGGAGGTGGGCAGAATGACACGCCCGACTTTGACCATCACCGAGTGCTGCGAAGTGCTTCGCGCCAACAACATTTCTGTGGACAACAAGGGTCTGGCGGCCGCCATTGAAGCGGGCCGTCTCCCGTGGGCGGTAGCCATGAACGCCCCCGGGGCAAAGCTCCAGCCGAAAATCTTCAAGCACAAGCTGGCCCGGTGGCTTGAAGAAATGACCGGGCATCCCCCCGTTGCCATTGAGCCTGAATGGCTCTGAAATGCGGCGGCAATGCACCGAGAACCTATGCAAAGGCTCAGCAATGTCTCGCTTCGCGGCGGCATTGAGTGGATGTGCAAGGCACAGCCACGGAATTGCATAGATGAGCAATGGCAGCGCAAGGATTGGATTCGCTACGGCAAAGCTGTGCTTTGATAGGCGACGGATTAGCTACGCTGGGCAGAGCAAGGGAGAAGCGTTGAGTTGCCGCGGAAAAGCTACGATCTGCGACGGAAAAGCGCAGAGGTGAATTGCGGCGGAATGAGCTTCGCCAGGCATAGCAACCCATTAAACGGAATCGAGATTGCAAAGATTGCATGGAAACGCACTGCAACGGCAAGGCGAGGAAAAGGATTGCAATGCGATGGATATGCGAAGCAAATGTAAAAAACTTAAATCGGAGGAGAACAATGAAAATCAGAATCACGGCAATTGAAGAGGTGCTGGGCAGCAGCCCCAGCAATGAGGACTTGCTGGGCACATACATTGCCAGCAAAGCGCCCAACGAAGAGCTATCCGCTCAGGAGGTGGAAAACATCAAGGCCCAGCAGGCCGAGGACCGTGTGACGGTGTTCCCGAAGCTGGCAGACGGCACCCCATTCATCTGGGACTACCAGATAAAAGGAATGTTCAAGGACAGTTGCAAGATGCTGGCCAAAGCAGGAAAAGCTGGATACCCCGGCGGAAAGGCTTGTGCCGCCATCAAAGCATACAAACAGGCCATTGACGGGTTGCTCTTTGTATCCCCCCGTGAAATCCCATTCAACCTGAACGGGATGAAGATGGACTACTGCGAACGGTCTTTGCGGGCCGACACTCCCATGGGGCCACGCACCAGCATTGCGAAGTCGGAAAGCGTCCCGGCGGGCAGCACGTTGGAATTTGAGATTGAGCTGCTCGACCCGAAGCTGGAAGCCATAGTTCGGGAGTGCCTGGACTACGGCAAGCTGCGCGGGCTGGGCCAATGGCGCAACGCTGGTAAAGGGCGCTACGAGTGGGAGGAAGTGAAGTGATCGACGCGATTCTGAGCATCTGCCCATGGCTGGGTCTGGGCGCTCTGATTTGGTACGTGGCCGCTTGCGTGGCGGCCGACGAAAAGCCACATATCGTCCCGGCGGCTGTGCTCATGCTGGGCACATGGCTGCTGGCGATGTGGGCGAGCTGAAGGAGGTGGCCACCATGCAGAGATACGCAATTGTAGTTTACGACAAGCGCAACGGCGATGTTTTCACCACGGTATTCCAGGCGGAGGACAGCACTGCCGCTGTGGCCGCCATGAACCGCAAAGACTGGGGCACCAGTTTAAGGCCGCTGAGCCTGATCCTGCTGCCCAAGAGAGACTGAGGAGGACTTATGAGCGTAAAAATCAAGATTTATGCGGACGGCAAAGGGAATCTGGATATGGACACCAGCGATTCGGACGGCTCGAACGAGGAAATCGTCAATGCACTGATTACCGCACTCGGCGGCACGATCGTGCTTGCGGCGAAGGCCGGGCACACGGACCACCTGATGGAAGCGGCTTGTGAAGAATTGAAAGAGGTTGTACACGGAGGTGTCACCGTGAAAGGCAGCACCACAAAGGAGGATCTCGAAGATGACTGAATATTACATCGTAAGCAAAAAGGCCGCCCCGGCTGCAACCCGGGACGACCTGAAGGGTGCCAAACCTGAGCGGCGTGGCACTATCAACATTTTACCCCACACCCTGCGCCGCGTCAACTGGGGCAGCATTTTCGGCGGCCTGCTGGGCGCTCTGGTGGCTGCGGCCATCTGGGTGCCGGTGGCTTACGCACAGCGGGGCTACTGGGCAATCGGCGGCGAGATTTTTTTAATTGGCCTGGCGGCGGGCCTGGGCGCATGGATGTGAGGCGGAGAACCGTGAAGTGCGACATGGATTGTGCGCACTGCAAGCGGCCCGCAAGGAAGTGCCATGGCGGAAATTTTCACACGCCATACGCAGACCGCGACAGCCTGCCCACGAAGAAGCCCCACGAGGGGCCGACACCCGAATTTCTTCCCGCGCTGAATCGGTGCGGAAAAAGAGTAACCAACAAGTAAAGGAGAAGAACAATGGAAAACAACAACAACGTTTTTAAGCCTCTGGTGGACATCGACTGCACTGGCGTTATCTGGTGCGGCTACAGCAGCATGTATATCGACGGCCTTTACCTGAACGAGGTACTGGGCAAGAAACTCCCGAACTGCAAGAACTTCGCTGGCCGTGTGCGGCTGATTATCGAGGATTACACCCAGACCAGTGGCCTGCCCGAGAAGGCAGAAGAAAAGGAAGCCGAAAAGGAGGAAACCGAAAATGAACCTGTATGAGATTGACAAGGCCATCCTGGCTTGCATCGACCCCGAAACCGGAGAGCTGCTGGACGAGGCCGCGCTCGAAGACCTTCAGATGGAGCGCACCCAGAAGATCAAGAACGTGGCACTGTGGCTGAAGAACCTGAATGCGTCTGCGGCGGCTTACAAGGCCGAGAGAGACGCCTTTGACGAGCGGATGAAGCAAGCCCAGAAGAAGGCCGAGAGCCTGAAACGGTACCTTGCCGATGCGCTGGGCGGCGAGAAGTTTGTGACGGATGAATGCGCCGTGAGTTTCCGCAAATCCACCGCGGTCAACGTGCTGGACGAGGCCGCGATCCCCGCCGCGTACATGACCGAGAAGGTCACGTGCATCCCCGACAAGACCGCGATCAAGGCAGCCATTAAGGGCGGCGAGGCAGTTCCCGGCGTGGCGCTGGTGGAGAACCTGAGTGTGCAAATCAAGTGAGGTGGGAACATGGAAAATCTTGAAATTTACAACAAGCTGCGGGAATGCCCCACGGAAGCAATTAAGCCCATCAATGCGGGCCGGTTGAAGGGCATGAGCGACATCAACCCCATGTGGAGAATCAAGGCCCTCACGGAAGCCTTTGGCCCGTGCGGCATCGGCTGGTGGTACACCATCGACAAGCAGTGGCTGGAGCATGGCAACGGCCCCGAGGTGGCGGCATTCTGCAACATCACCCTGTTTTATAAGATGGCCGGAGAAGAGAGCCATGGAATCCCCGGGACGGGCGGCAGCGGCTTCGTGAAGGTTGAGAAAAACGGACCCTACACATCTGACGAGTGCTTTAAAATGGCGCTCACTGATGCAATCAGCGTGGCCGCAAAAGCACTTGGAGCTGCCGCCAACATCTACTGGCAGCAGGACCGCACGAAGTACGAGCAGCCCACTGTACCGGTCCCTGAGAGGTCCATCCTGTGCGAGGGATGTAAACATCCCATTAAGCCGGTGAAGAAGCGTGACGGCACGATTATGACGGCTGCACAGGTGGCCGATTGGACGAAGCACAAGCGCGGCAAATTCCTGTGCATCGACTGCGAACGGGCCGCACAGAAGGCGGAGGATAAGGCATGAAGCTGTGCATCAAGGCCAGCCAATTCCCCGACCACATCGGCAACCTGCTGCACGTATGCCAGGGGTTTGAGCCTGAGCAGCTAATCGACATCCAGATTGACAAGCACCGGCAGCGGCGAAGCCTTGACGCGAACGCCTATTGCTGGGTGCTGCTGGACAAGTTGGCGGCGGTGCTGCGCAAGCCGAAAACGGAGATTTACCGAGAGCTGATCCGGGAGGTTGGCGGAAACTGCGAGACCTACTGCGGACTTGAGAAGGCCGTGGATAAGCTGGTGCAGCTGTGGGAGAAGAACGGCATCGGCTGGTGTGCGGACGTGACCGACAGCAAACTGGAGGGCTGCAAGAACGTGGTGCTGTATCAGGGCTCAAGCACCTATGACACCCGCCAGATGTCGCGCCTGATTGACCTTGTGGTGCAGGAGTGCCGGGCGCAGGGAATCGAGACTGCAACCCCGGCGGAATTGGAGAAGCTGAAGGAGGCGTGGCATTGATAAACGAGTATGGCGAAGAGCTTGACCGGAACGGTTACGCCCCTAGCATTGTGCAGGAATACATGGATGAATGTTTCATTTGCAGAGCGAACGGATACCGCGACAAGCTCGACCGGCACGAGGTTTTTTTCGGGCCGTATCGGGACAAATCGAAGCGGTTGGGGCTGTGGGTTAGCCTTTGCCACCACGCCCACCACATTGACGGACCATCGGCTGTGCACAACAACGCCACGGCCGACCACGCGCTGAAATGGTTTGCACAACAGTGCGCAATGGAGTTTTACGGATGGAGCGAAGATGACTTCCGCTCCGAATTTGGTAAAAGTTACCGGGAGGATTAAACGCATGAATCAGATCATCATTATGGGCCGCCTGACCGCCGACGTGGAGATGCGCCAGACGCAGGCCGGAGACGCAGTGGGTTCCTTCTCTGTGGCCGTGGACGGCCCGAAGAGCCGCAACGGCGAGAAGCACACCGACTTCTTCCGGGTGACCGCATGGCGTAAGACGGCCGAGTTTATCTCAGGCTGGTTTCACAAAGGGGACATGATCGCGCTCAGCGGCTCCATGCACTGCCGGGAGTACACCGACAACAGCGGCAATCGCCGCACGACGTGGGAAATGACCGCAGAGAAGGCTTTCTTCTGCGGCGGGAAGAATGACGGGGGCACCACGAAACGAGCCACAGCGGGCGAATTTGCCCAGCCAGCGGCAACGGATGACTTTGCGGTCATCGACGACAACGAAGATTTGCCCTTTTAATCGGAGGCAGCGCGGTGAAAGATAACAATTACATCGTGATTCAGGGGTGGATGCGCTCCCGCCTGAATCTTACCGGCAACGCCCTGCTTGTGTACGCCTGTGTTTTTGGATTCTCGCAAGCTGGTGAGTGGTTTACTGGTACGGCGGCTTATCTGGCTGACTGGTGCGGATGCAGCAAGCGGGCAATCTTCCAGCAGCTTTCCACCCTGACAGAGCGCGGGCTACTGGAAAAGCGGACAAGAGATGTCGGCGGTGTGACCTTCTGCGACTACCGCGCAGTCGAGCCTGGACAAGAGCCGGAATCCGAAAAAAAACCTGAAAAAGATGATGCGCCAGCTTCACCCCCCATGCAGAATTTTCATGGGGGTGATGAAAAAACTTCACCCCATAATATAAAGATAAATAATACTCGAGTATCTAAAGATACTCTCGTATGCGCAAACAACGGGGGGTTTGATGCTTTTTGGGCTGCCTACCCCAAAAAGAAGAGCAAGGGGCAAGCATTATCAGCGTGGAAGAAACTTAAACCTGATAGCTCTTTACAGGTTGTGATCCTGAAAGCAATCGAAGCCCAGAAACGAAGTCCTGATTGGCAAAAAGATAAAGGGCAATACATCCCCTACCCAGCCACTTGGCTGAATGCAATGGCATGGGAGGACGAAGTACCCACTGAGCAGAAACGAAGGGAGGTGCAATATTTGCCATGACCGAAGCAGAAAAGGCCGTCATTGGTTGCTTGCTTGTAAACCAGCAGGCACAGCCGTACATTCTGGACGCCATCACCGGGGAGGATTTCAGCGACCCGGAGTTGGGCGAGGTGTACGACAAGCTGGCCAGCCTGTGGGCACGGCATCGGAAGCTGGACACGGTGAGCGCGGCCTCTGTGATGGGCAATGAGCTGCTTGCAGAGTGCGCGGAAGCCCCCATTGCTTATAGCAACTATCCGGCTTATATCGCCGCCGTGAAAGATCATACGCTGGTGCAGCGGGCGCAGGCGGTGGGCCTGAAGCTGGCAAGCAGCGGATGCTCCAAAGATGATGTAGAGGGCGCGGCGCAGGAGCTGACGCATATGCTGGCAGGCAAGCAGAGCACCGGGCGCTTCAACGCCATGGATTGTGCCACATGGTTCATGCGGGCCATGGCTGGCGGGCGGCCGCCCTACTTCGCCACCGGGTTTGGGCGGCTTGACCGTTACACCGGATGGGGGCCAGGTGACTTCGTGGTGATCGGCGGACGGCCTAGCAGCGGCAAGACGGCATTCACATTGCAGGTGGCCCGACAGATCGCGCAGAACGGCAAGCGCGTTGGTTACTACAGCTACGAGACGTCAAAAGAGCGTCTCAGCATGAGAATTTGCACCAACATTATGCGGCTGCAATACGACAGCGTTCGGCGTTACTCGGTGCAGATGGACAACGCAAACGAGATTCAGCTGCGGGCGCTCGACCATTTTGCCACCTGCCCGCTTGAGATCGTGGAAGCCAACGGGCGCGGTGTGCAGTGGCTCAAAATGGACGCTCAGGCGCAAAAGTTTGATGTGGCTTTCATCGACTACCTGGGCCTTATCCCTTCCCGTGGGAAGGACAGCTACGAGCGGGCCACAATGGTGTCGAAGGACTTGCACGACTTTGCCCAGCAGACAAAAATTTGCGTTGTGGCGTTGTGCCAGCTGAACCGCGCCGGGGCCGGCGATCTGCCCACGATGGAAAACTTGCGCGACAGCGGCCAGATTGAGCAGGATGCGGACAACATCATTCTGCTGCACAACGACAAGGAGACGGGCAAATACACCGTTCGCATTGCAAAAAACAAAGACGGTATTACCGGCGATTTGCCGTTCAATTTCGTTGGAAGCCAGCAGCGATTTGAGGAGGTAGCGGTGAATGATTACAGTTGATCTCCCCTTTCGCCTGCCGGGGGCAAATGAGTACACAAACGCTTGCCGCCGGAACCGCTTCGCGGGTGGAAAGGTCAAGGCCGACTATACGCAGGCGGTGGCCCTCTACTTTCGGGGGCTGCCACCTGTAACCGGGCCGGTAAAAGTCCGCTTTACATGGCATGAGCGGACGAGACGAAGAGACAAGGACAACGTGGCTTTTGGCAAAAAGTTCATTCTGGATGGGATGCAAGCGGCGGGCTTCTTGCCGAATGATAATAACCGCTGGGTCGTCTGTTTTGAGGACTGCTTTGTGTACGATGGGCGGGACGGAGTGACAGTGGAGGTGTGCGATGATGAATAACGGGATGTACTCATCCAAAACGGATTTGTGGAGTACACCACAAGACTTTTACGACGAGTTAAACCGTGAATTCGGGTTTGTGCTGGATGCGTGCGCCTTACAGTGCAACGCAAAATGCAAGGTGTTTTCTCCCCAGATGAGGACGGCTTGCGGCAGAACTGGGCAAGCGTGACGTGGTGCAATCCGCCGTATGGACGCGAGATCGGCAAATGGGTGCGCAAAGCACGGAAAGAGGCAGAAACACCGTCGTGTGCCTTTTACCGGCGCGAACGGACACGCGGTGGTTCCACGATTACATTTTAGGCTGCGCGGAAATCCGATTCGTGCGTGGACGGCTGAAGTTTGGCGGATCTAATAACAGCGCCCCGTTCCCCAGCATGGTTGCGATTTTTAGGCCAAAAAACAGAAAGGGAGTGCTAGAAAATGAGCGATAATATGTGTGAAAAGTGCAAATACAAATATGAATCTGCGTTCGCCCCGCCTTGCATCTTTTGCAAGTACTCGTCCGTCTATGCTGATAGCCAACTCACCCCGGCAGATAGCCAATTCGCCCTGGCGGATTACGGTGCAGAGATTGACCACCCCACCCACTATGCGGGCAAGCTCGAGTGCATTGACGTGATGCTGGACACGATGGGGCCGGAGGATGTAAAAGGCTTTTGTCTTTGCAACGCTTTTAAGTACCTGTGGAGGTGCAAAAAGAAGCACGAGACGCCCGAAGAGGATGTGGAAAAAGCCGTGTGGTACTTGCAAAAGTACCTCGAGCTGGGCGGCAAAGAATGAAGCCGGGCTTTTGGGTGAGCTGGCGGCACCTGGGCAGCCTCAAAAAGGCCCGTTTCGATACCGCCGAAGAGAGAGCCGCCTTTGTGCAAACGTGGCTTAGAGACGGCAAACCGGCCCTGTGAGAGACGAACTCGCGGGGAGAGGATTATCAGGAGAGGACGCAATGAAAGTACTGATCGCGTGTGAAGAATCGCAGACAGTGTGCATAGCTTTTCGCGAGCGTGGGCACGAGGCTTACAGCTGTGACATCCAGAAGCCGTCGGGAGGACACCCGGAATGGCACATCCTGGGAAATGCTCTTGGATTCTTGGAGTTGCATGGCGGCGTTGTATCCACAATGGACGGTAAAGTACATCACATTGGGAAATGGGATTTATTGATAGCACATCCACCCTGCACGCATTTGGCGGTTTCCGGAATGAGGTGGTTTAGTGAGGGTACAAAACCTTTAAGCCTCAAATATGATGCAGCCGCGCTTTTCCTAAAGTTTGCCGAAGCGCCGATTGAACATATTGCGATTGAAAATCCTGTTTCTGTTATGAGCACGCTATATCGCAAGCCTGACCAAATTATAAATCCTTGGCAATTTGGACACCCAGAGCAAAAGAAAACATGCCTATGGATGAAAAATCTCCCCCCTCTCCGTGAAACGAATAATGTGTATGAATACATGATGACATTGCCAGAAAAAGAGAGAGCCAGGATATGGTGGTTGGGCAGCGGTCATGCGAAAGAGCGTTCTAAAACATTTCTTGGCATTGCCGCAGCTATGGCCGAGCAATGGGGAGAATTAGAAAAGGAGGTGCTATAATGGTTGATTCTGTGAAAATCTGTGGTATTCCACATAAAATCACACTTCACGAAGATTCTTTTGACATGACCACACATTTCGGTCAAATAAATTATGGGAGCTGTGAAATCAAGCTCAATAAAAATCTTCCGAAGGACGCAATGGAAGAAACCCTTGTACATGAAATTCTGCATGGAATTTTTGTTCATTTGGGCTATGACGATGAAGCCAGTAACGAACAATTCGTGCAAGCGTTGGCAAACGCAATCAATCAGACTTTTACGTTGAGGGAGGAATCGTAATGCAGTTAGCAGAAAAACAGGAGTTGGTACGGCTCTTGAGCCTGTACCAAACTGACCTTCTCATGGACAACGACACCAATATCCGGGAAGCCGCAAAGCATCCGAAGAAGAAATGGGAGGGTACTTACAAAATTGGTGTGAAAGCCCAGTATGAACACGCTCGTGTCATTATCGCAAAACTGTCGGTAGAAATCGGCAAGTCGGTAAAAACTTACTACGAGCTGTAAAGGAGGACGCAATGGCTCAATACATTGACCTGGAAGCACTTGTCAATTGGTTGAAGCACATCCCGTTAAAAGACTTATCCGATGGACAGGGGCTGTGCCGGGTTATCATGGAGGATGACTTCAAAGCGGCGATTAGTTCCCTGCCCGAAAGTGCGGTCGCGGACATGGCTCCGGTGGTGCGCTGCAAGGATTGCAGGTATAGCCGCCCAGCTGCAAAAGAAAAAGACCTGGTGGTTTGCACAGCTCTTAGTAAAGACTATTTGTATATGATGAAGAGCGATTTTTGCAGCTATGGTGCACGCAAGGAGGCACCCATTGGCGGCGATACTGATTAAAGCCCTGACGGCGCTTGTGGTGCTGATTGCGGTGCCAATTGCGCTGGCAGAATTATGTATTATTGTTGTAGGATTGTGGACGCTTTTCCACTGGCCGAAGGGAGGCTTTAAGGATGATTAAAATCGAGAACACCGAAGTTGTGGGATGGAAACACGCAATCCGGGGGATGCGAAACCCGCTCAACAGCTGGGACAAAATGGACAGCCACGAGTGCACTTGCCACGATGGGCTGGATGAGTTTTGCCCGATGGTTGAGAACGGGCACGAACCGGCGGGTGGGTGTGACGTTGACCGATGCGCATACTGCATCGGAGAAAACGACCACGCCCTCATGATGCGCCTTGCCAAAGCCGGGGTCGAACACGCGAAATACCGGCGCATGATCGTGGTTTATGCGGATGTAACGGCCCCTCGGTACTGGTGGGCTGAGTACGACACTTACAAGGTTGGCACGGTGGCAAACAGTTGCTCGACCATGCACAAAATCACCGCAAAGCAGTTTGATTTGCAGGACTTTAGCCACGAGCACCTGACGATTGCCAGCTCTGTGGCCTTGCAAGAGGTGATTTACAACCTCAACTATTGGCGGGCGAAATACGATGCGGCCGAAACAGAAGAAATCAAAAAAGAATGCTGGTGGCAGATCATCCAGATGCTGCCGAGCAGCTACAACCAGCGGCGCACAATCATGCTTAACTACGAGGTGCTTGCAAACATCTACAAGCAGCGCAAAAACCACAAACTTGACGAGTGGCGGGAGTTTTGCAAGTGGATTGAGCAGCTGCCTTACAGCGAGTTGATTACCGGGAAGGAGGCGAAAGACGATGACTGAGCCGATTGTAAGCCCGCTTCTGGTGTACCTCATCGGCGTGTGTGACGCGGTTTCGATTGGTGCCAGGTGCGTTGCGGTGGCCGGGGCAATCTTTGGCACTTTGGTTTTAATTGTGGAAAGTCTGGAGGCGTTGGACTTCGGAGAATTCAACAAAACAATTGCTAAATTTTTGAAAGCGCTCTTTTGCATCACGTTCCTGTGCGCTCTGCTTGCGATTTTCACCCCGTCGCGCGAAACCGCAATTGCAATACTTGTTGCAAAAAATGTAACGCCTGAGACAATCCGACTTGCAGGGAGAACGGCTGCCGAAAGCGTCGAGATCATCACAAATGCGATTCTGCAGGCTGTGCAGGGGGGCTGAAAATGACTGATTACGTCACTTTTGCCCAGCTTGCGGACGCTCTGCGGCGCTGCGGGAAGGCCCGCACGGTGGACGACTGCAAGGGGTGTGCTTACTATCAGGGGCCGAACCCTGAGCTGTGCATCCCAGAAATGACGGCGCGGGCCGCGCAGGTGATTGAGCTGTTTGCGGCGGATGAACCGAAGAAGGGAGGTGAGCCTAGTGACGTATGACGAGCGAAAAGCCTGGCTGCGACGGTACCAGGACGCGCTGAGCGACTACCGCATGGCAACCGCCCGGCTGGAAGAGGCCAACACGCAGGCCACGAAGTGCACGGCTTGCGTGTCCTCTACTCTGGGGCGCGGAGGGACAAGCGACCACATCCCGGCGGCGGTGGAGCGGATTGAAGCCATCCGCGAGGACGCAAGGCAGGCCATGGACGAGGCGAAAGAGGCGCTAACCGAGATTTCGGCCGCGCTGAAAAAGCTGGAAAGTCGGACCGAGCGGACAGTGCTTGCGATGCGGTACGTGGACGGCTGTACGTGGCAGCAGGTGGCGGACAAATGCGGCTATAGCATTGACTGGGTTTATGCGCTGCACCGTACCGCCGTGAAAAATCTGGATAAATAAAACAAGAGGCCACATCCGAAGGGGTGTGACCTCTTTTGTTATTAGTCGTCATCTGGGGTATATACGATGATGCCTGAGCGCAGAAGAGAAAATGTTGCGCTGCCATTTTCGGCAACGACAGTCCGCTTTCCGCCTTTGCGGATGTCAGTAACTCGGATGGGGGCTTCCCATTCCGTGGCGGCAAGCAAGCGGGCTTCGTATGCGTCCTCGGTTTCGCCCGGTTCTCGCTTTAAGTCCGGGGATTTGCACGTGATCTCCATGTAACGCCCGTCATCGGTGATTGCGTCGCGAGAGCATTCGCCGTCCCACACATCACCCGGTTCCCGGATAAACCACAGCTTCACGTCTCGCTCGGCTGTATGCATCACGATGCCGTGGTCATACACTGCGTCGGATACCATTGTATCCCCGCAAAATTGGTTGTCCCAGTAGACTTCCACGTTGTCCATGACGCAGGCGCGGCCGAAAATTCTGGCGCTGCCGATCAGCATCGCATTGCCGGTTATAATAGCATCATCAAACACTTGCGAAAACCAGCGCGCAGACGCATTCTCGTCAACCAATGCGTTACCATACACCATGGCTTCTTCGCCTACCCACGCGCCGCCGTCGTGCGAAAGGTTCTTTTCGCTTTCAATCCAGCCGCCAAGACAGCCTGACTTTACGGGGCCTGACGATGTGGTAAAATCACGCACTGCGCGGATGCGGTGCAGGGTGTGACCGGAAAACTCTTTCGTTTCGCCGGTAAATTCGTACTTTCTTTGCACCTTCGGCATGGCTATACCTCCTTTTGACAAGAGGCGCGGGACAACCCCGCGCCTCACTTTAGATCAGCCCGAAATGTTCCGCCAACAAAAAGCGGATATAATCCGGACAATTCCGCTGTGCCCCGCACCAGTTTTGCATGGTGCGCAGAGGGATGCAAGCAGCCCGGGCAAAGGCAGATTGGCTCATTCCGGTGGCTTCTGCGAGCTCACGCATATTCATGTGCGCAACGTCCCAGAAGCGGGACAGACGTTCGACTTCTGCGCCGAGATCAACGCAACCCGGCGCGTTGTCTGGGACGCTCAGGGTTACATTGTTTTTAAAGACTTCCTTCGGCTGCTCTTGAGCCATTGCAAAGAGTTCTGCTTTGTTCCACATTATTCCAATTTCCTCCCATCTTATTTCAAACCTCGTTCTCCATGCGGAGAACGACACATCACCAGATAGGTGATACTGCCTCGATTGTAAACGGGATATTTTCCCGCTTGCCTGACTTTGTGGGCGCGGACACAACAATCGTTTTGATTGCTGCGTCTATTGCGGCCTCAACGTTTCCGCACACGCGGACGGGGTCGCAAGTGATTACGACAAGGTCGCCGAGCCCGTCGTCCGTGCGGTACTCGGAATGCAAATCCCATACCTTGTCCTTAAAGATGGAGTCCGGCAGGGAGATTGTCACTCTTTTGCGGTGCGGCGCGTCCCCCTGGAAGCCAATGCACCATTGCCATCCGTCAGGTACGGGGAGCGCGGTGAACGAAAAACCGCCCACCTGCGTGAAGTAGGCGAACTCGTCCGGTTCGCGGTTGGGCGAACGCTTCATAGCGCCCCAAAGGGATACAACGATCTCGGTTTTCATGTTATTTCCTCCTTTGGCCTGCCTCATCAGTACCGGGCGGCCACTCCCGGCAGACGGCCCGAAGGCCGTTTCGGCGGTTATGCGGGCATCCCGTCACGCAGTGGGATGTGGTAGTATCCCGTGAGGTACTCGACCTCACGAATGAGAGGCCACAAAAACTCCGGAATGTCGGAATACTCCTCATCCTCGTGGAGCATACTGCCGTATGCCGCGTGGTACTCGAGGCCGAAGGCTTCGACATCCACATAAATGCGGCTGCCAAAGTCGCCGCAACTGCAATCGTCAATGGTAACTGTTACGTTACCATTACCCACAACGATTGTGGGCTGGGGGTAGTTGCCGCCGTTGTTGGCCAGCTCCGGGCGGGTGGGGTCGTAGGTCGCGGCCTCACCATATGATAGGACGCGCAGGGGTTTGCTGGTGAGTTTCATGGTTATTTTCTCCTTCCTTGGGTAACCCATGAGCGCCCACCCTTGCGGGTGGCCGGGCTTGCACCGGCGGCGCGTGAGCGTCGGCCTTGCGGGCTTTAGTCTGCCCATCCCCACAGGTCAAACCAGGTTGAGGGGCAGTAGACGCGGTAAGTATGGGTGCTGTCGCACGGGCTGTATTCTTTCGTTGCGACCACCGCTCCCGGCGCTGCGGAAAACGGGGGTGTGTTGGCTAGGGCATCCAGCTCCGGGATGTCCTCCTCAGTCACGAGGTACAGCCCGACGCCTTTGCTTGTGACTTCCTCGCGGATAATGCCCATCCCGTACCGGGTGGCAACGTCTTTCAACTCGGATTTTTTCATCGTCTGTTCTCCTTTCTTACATGAGTACCCAGGGACCGCGACGGAATGCCGACACGGACGGGGTGCCGATGTCCCAGCCGCCGCCGTACTTCTTCTCTGCCGGCTTGTAGGGGTAAGCGGGTTCCGTGCCGTTGTTCTTCAGGCCGCGCAGGACACGGCCATTCTCGACGTACACGTCTGCGCCACAAATGCGGTGCCATCCGTCTTTAATCTTCGTCATTGCTTTGTCCTCCTGTTTTGTTCGGCTTGCTTCGTTATCTACACTATACCACTCATTGGGTGGTGGTGCAATTCGCAATTTGCCTAAATTTTTGGATTCTTTTTTGTGCAGTCGTTGCAAATGCAACAGCTAGAAACAGCCCACGACACTATGAAATATATCGTAAATGTGATATATTTATGGTAAGCAAATAGGGAGAGGCGGAAGCCCATCCCTATTTGCGTCACAGGCCGAGCGCCGCAATTTCCTCCATGGCCCGGCGGTTACATGCTTATGCATTCGTCAAGGTATACACGGCTTCCCCGAATGCGGAAATATGCCCTCCCTCTGGCGGTGGGAGTCAATGCGGACACGGTGGAAGCGGTAGGCGGCTGTGCCTGCCCATGCTCCCGAAACGGCATAAACATAATCGTTGACGCCGTATTCGATGCCATGGATCTCCAAGCCTGCGTTGCGGCTTACGTATGCTACGGCCGGGTTAGTTCTGCAATAGTCTTTTGCTGCCATGGTATGGCCTCCCTTATTTCTTTGCAAAGACCAGGTTGTTGACCGTCGTAAGCTCAACGGTGCTCAGCATGATAGGCAAATCCATGCGCGTTCCCCTCCTTTTTTAGATGTCTAAGATGTACGCCGGGCCGCTTGCCTTCGCAGGCACGGCGGTCACGGTGCCGGTCCGGTGGCACTCCTTCATCCAGCGCTTGCCAGCCCGGATAGCCTGAACCTCCGTCTTGAAGGTCTCGCCGCTTGCGCACGGGCACTCAAACCCTCGGCACTGCTCGATGTCCGCCGCGTCCGGCGCGAAATACCATTCAAATGCCATTCTGATCACTCCTTTGCTTCGCTTTGTTCCGTCGGGAAAATTCCCGACTGTGGTGCAGGTTTGAAAGCCTACACTTTCCAGACCCCCGGCAAAATGCCGGGACGCTTGCGCCCTAACTGGCTATTTATACACGGCGCAACGTGTTTAAAATGCTATGCGGGAGAGTCTGCAAGCGGCTTGATACAAAGCCCTTGCTTGCACGTCCAACCATTCTTCGCGGCTGTTGGGTCTGCGTTCGCCGTTGCGGGTTTTCTTGAGTTCGGACGGGGTGCAAAGTCTTTCGGCAATGTCACCGTTATAAATGAGGGCAGAGCCGCCCCAGGTATATTCATTCCAGTTCTGCGCCCCGTTCAGCATCCACTCCCGGCACTCTTTCCCTGATTTAGGGTCGCGTCCCTCATAAGCTGCCCGCTCTCTGAGCTCTTCCAGCAGCTCCAGGGCGTAGGCGTTGACGCCTCTGCTCCATGCGCTGCGGTCTTTCCTGGCTTCCAGCTCTTTCTTGATCTCGCTATAAGCTTTCATGGTGTACCTCCTTATGATGTGCCGCCGTGGCGGCTGTGTCGATGTGATCGGGCCCATGAGCGCCCGCCCATCTGGGCGGCTGGACTTGCACCAGCGGCGGCGGATGCCGTCGGCCTTGCGGGTTAGATCATGCCCAGGCAGTGGAGCCATAGCATCGGGAGCGCAAGCCCCCAGCCAAAGCCCAGCGCCAGGCACTCCAGGCGGGTGAGCTTCATGCTCTCACCTCCTGCGCCGCGGGCCACATGCGGGCCGGGTTGTGGTGCAGCGCCCCGTCTGCGGTGGTATATAGCCGATCGAGGACCGGGCCGGGGATCCTGCCGGAGCAGTCAACCCACGCGCCGGGCCAGATCTCGACGAGGTGCTCAGACTGGACGCTGCACAGGGGCCAGCCGTCGCGGCCCCAGTTGATATAGTAGAGCGTCATGCTCTCGCCTCCTTAAATCTGATTTTTGATAATGGTGTTGATGTTGTGGGTTGCCTGGCCGATTTTGGCCCGATCAATGCGCTTCGCGCCTAGCAGCCCGTCGATGCGGTCCACCTCGTCCTGGATGTCCTGCAAGGCCATGGTGGCGGACTCCAGGCTGGCCTCGTAAGATGCGAGATCAGACTCTTCGCCAGCTTTTGCCTTGCGCACCTCTTCGGCTGCCTGCTCTGCGTAGGCTCTGTAGTACTCTTCGGCCTCGCGGCCCATGTACTGGCCTACCAGCTGTGCAAAGTCTTCGGGGCCAAAGACCACCGCGGCCTTGCCGTTGATGCTCATCACCATGCTTTTTGTCCTCCTTGCTCTTATGCTCGCGGCCTTGTGTCGCTTGCTGTGACTATATAGTACCATGCCGCATAGTACCATGTCAACTGGCATTATGCACAAACATAGTACCATGCAACTGGTGAAAATGTACATGGTACTACTCCCGCTATTATGGTATAATGAGGCGGGAGGTGAGCGCATGATATCGGAGGCAAAGCGCCGGAGCACGGCGCGACACATGGCAAAGCTGGCGCAGCTCAACATCAAGCCGTACCAGGCAGAGGCGGAGCAGATCAGGCAGGCGGCAGCAGACGCCGGGCAGAGTACGCAGGCCTACATACTGGACGCAGTGCGGCAGCGCATGGGCAGGCCAGAGGCAGAGCCAGACGGCGAGAGGATCCGGCTGAGCCTGAGAGCTGATGCGGTCCAGGGCCTAGAGGCTGACGGCGAGACGCCAGCACAGACGGCGGCGCGGCTGCTGGCTGAGGCTATCAGGCAGGCGAGAGACACATAATCAATGGGCGACCTTTCACAGCGTGGGGGCCGCCCTCTTTTGTAGGGGGTGAGGATATGGCGCAAAAAAATCCTGCGTCGCTGGCAAACCTGCGCACCACGCGGGACATGAGCCCAGATGAGCAGCGGGACTTTGCTCGCAAGGGGCAAGCTGCACTTGTAGAGCAGCGTCGCCGAAAAAGGGCGCTGAGGGATGTGCTAGACGCGATACTCAGCAAGCCCGCAGACCTGGCAGACATCACCGAGGGCAGAGAGCTCGCCGAGATGGTGCGCCAGACGGCAGAGGATGCGGCCGTACCGCTGGATCAGTACGACGCTATCGCCATTGCCCAGGTGGTCAAGGCTCGCAGCGGCGACACGGCAGCCGCCGCATGGGTGAGGGACAGCGCAGGCGACAAGCCCGGCGAGACGGTGGCGGTGCAGCAGCTGAGCGCAGAGGATGTAGAGCTGGCCCGCAAAGTCGCGGCCCGGCTGGATGCATCCAGCACCAAAAGTGCAGATACAGCAGCGCAAAAGGTTAAAAAGAAACGGTAAAACGTTGAATCGGATTTCGTTTAATCTTTATTTAGCGAAATAGGCTTTGGCTTTGACCACTTCGAGGGGCTGCCGCATATAGTAGTATAGATATTCTGTACCTCTATTCTATGGGGGTAGCCCCCCCTGAAGGGGAAGGGCGGGGTTCCGAGGACGGGGCGGGCCATAGCGAAAAAGGCTTCTCGCCAGACTTTTTTCAAAAAATACCCCCCCATCGGGTTCACCCCACCCCGCTTCTCAAAAGGGTGGTACTCGAAAAAATATTTTTTTACCATTCACAGCCATTGTTGTTCTCCGGCCCTGACAGGCGGCATTGTAGTCTGTTTTCATGGGCTTTGTGAGGCTGGTACCCATATCAAAGCATTAAAGGTTTTGTTGGAACCCCGTGCCGTGTGGCGGGTAAGTTCACGCGGGCGGTCCTACACGCAAAGTGGGAAGGGGCGGAAACGCCCCAATATGCCGTCATAGCTCAGTTGGCAGAGCGGCTGCCTTGTAAACAGCAGGCCGAGGGTTCGATTCCTTCTGACGGCTCCAAAGCCGATGACCCGCTAAAATATCCCGCCTGGACGCAGGCGGGAGTTCGCGGCAGGCATCCCCGCGCGCCTCTCTCTGATGCGTACCATGCGGGGCTTTTTTATTGGGCTGTGGCCAAACGGTAAGGCATGGGACTTTGACTCCCAGATAGCAGGTTCGACACCTGCCAGCCCATCCAATGGGTGAGCCGGGCACAGGATAAGCCCGGAGGGCGGGAACGGGGTTGTGCGTGCAAATAGATGGGCAAGCGGGAAAGCCTCCGCCCAGTAAGGCCCTGCAATGGGTCTGCGCACAAGGGAAAGGAAGAAGTATGGCAGGATTTGCAGACGTAAGAAAAGCGGAAGCGAAATACTGCATGGAGCATCCGGCCTACTTCGTGGAAACGTATGTTCACATTGAGGACAAGGACGCAGCCGAACTGATTGTTCCATTCAAGTTGTGGGACGGGCAGAAACAGGCCTTGCAGACGTTTGCAAACGACCGGCTGATTGTTGTGCTGAAAGCACGGCAGCTTGGTTTTACATGGCTTGCATTGGCCGAGGCGAGCAGGCTGTTGGCGTTGAATACGGGCCGAACGGTCGTTGGCTTGTCCAGAACAGAGGACGAGGCAAAAGAGCTTGTGCGCCGCATGGGCGTGATTTTGCGCTATATGCCTGAATTCATTGCAGAGGAAGGCGCTGTGCCCGCCGGGTGGAGCGGCCCTGTTTTCAAAGCATCTGCATTGGAACTGCGGATAAAGTGGCCAGACGGCCCAGAAGGCGTGTTCAAGGCGTTCCCTTCGTCCCCTTCTGCCGGCCGTTCGTTCACGGCTGACTTAATTATCATTGACGAATGGGCGTTCCAGCAGTACGCGGAAGAAATCTGGCAGGCTGCTTTCCCCGTTATCAACCGCCCCACGGGTGGCCGGGTCATTGGCCTGTCCACCATTAAACGCGGAACTTTGTTTGAAGAAATCTACACAAACCCGGACAACGGGTTCACAAAGTTGTTCTTGCCGTGGAGCGCTGACCCCCGCCGGGATGAAGCGTGGTACAAACGGACGCTGAACGCATTGGGTGAAGATAAGACCTACCAGGAATACCCCGCAACTGTAGATCAGGCATTGGAAGTCCCCGGCGGCGCGTTCTTCCCCGAAGTGAGGAAGGAAACCCATTGTGTGGATAAACTTCCCGCAAAGGGCAGGCGCTATTGCGTGATGGACTACGGCCTTGATATGCTGAGCGTCCATTGGGTAAACATTGATGTAACAGGCCATGCCTGTGTGTACAAAGAGTATAACGAAAGCAATTTGCCCATCGGCGCGGCGGCTGAAACCGTCTTGAAGCTGTCGAAGGGCGAAGAAGTTGAGTTGTTCTTGGCCCCCTCTGACCTGTGGGGACGCAGCCAGGAAAGCGGCAAGAGCCGGGCGCAGCTGTTCCTTGAAGCGGGACTTCAATTGGTGCAGGTGAGCCGGGACTTCCCTGCCGGATGCGCGGCCATGAAGGAATGGTTCCGCATTGATCCGGCGACTGATACGGCATGGCTGACAATGTACAAGACCCCGACACTGTTGAGGTGCTTACAGAAAATTCAAAAAGATGAGCGCAAACCGGACGTTTACGCAAAAGAACCGCATAGCTTGACACACTCCGTGGATAGCTTGCGGTATTTTTGTGTCTGGTGGACGGCGCCCGCCGAGGCCACGCAAACAAGGAAGCACGTCATGTGGGAATCTGACCTGTGGGAGGATTACTACAACGCTGACGAAGAGGGCAAGGCTTACATGATTCAGAAATTTGGAGACCCGTTTTGAGGAGGTGGAAACATGGCGGTACATTTTAGAGTTCCCGATCAGGTTTCCCCCAGCACAATGGTTGTCGATACGTTTCTGGGCGTGGATTACAGCAACGCCCCCGGCAACGTGGACAAACGGCAGTCCCCGAACGGGCAGAACATGATCCGAGACGTGCCCGGGAAAGTCCGCAAATCCATGGGCTATGAGCTTGTGAGAGCGTTTGACGGCAAAATCAACGGGTATCACAAGCTGAAAAAAGATAAAGAGGGCATTATCCACGCCGGAACAAAGCTGTACCGTGAAAATGGTACGGTTATTTACGAGCAAGCGAACAATGCCCCTTCCAAAAGCTGGCAGCTCAATGATAGTTTGACCATCATTGACGGCGCACACATCCTGATTTATGACGGAACCAGTGTAAAGAACGCGGCAGAAATTGCAAAGGTTCCGCTGTTTTCCATCGCGAAGTCGCCAAAAGGCGGCGGAACGGACTATGAAGCGCTGAACCTGCTTTCCCCGAAGTTTCGGGAACGGTTTGCCGGGACAAAGGACGATACAGTCTATCATTTGAGCTTTTCCGGGCTGGACGATGCGCCGGTAACGGTGAAAATCCTGAACTCCGATGGCGCATGGGTGGACAAAAACGACGGTTTCACGGTCGATAGAACCAAAGGCACGGTGACATTCAACACTGCGCCCGGTGTTTCTCCACTATCCGGCGAAGATAATGTTGAAATCTCTGCAAGCCGGACCGTTTCGGGGTACGCTGACCGCGTTGTGAAATGCGATATTGGCATTTTGTTCGGCGTGAACGGCGCGTCTGACCGCCTGTTTTTGTCTGGAAATCCGGATTACCCCAATCAGGACTGGTATTCCGGGCAGTACGACACGACATATTGGCCCGATACAGGATATTCGCAGTTGGGCACGGCTGGCAGCGCGATAATCGGATACAGCATTATCAATAACTACCTTGCCACGCACAAGGACGATGCCGAACCTGACCGGAATGTGATTGTCCGGCGCGGCGATCTGGTGAACTCCACGCCCGCGTTCCCAATTATCAATACGTTACAAGGCCCCGGTGCTGTGGCAAAGCGATCTTTTGCGTATCTGTCCACGGAGCCGGTGTTTTTGACAAAACTGGGCGTGTTTGCAATTACCCCGTCCGACATCAGCGGCGAACGGTACGCGCAGAACCGGAGCTACTACATCAACGAGAAACTGAAAAAGGAAAAGAATCTCGAGGATGCGGTGGCTGTGGTGCACAAGGACTTGTATTGGCTGGTTGTGAACGACCATGCGTACATCCTTGACGGCCTGCAAAATATAGGCAGAGCCGCCTCTGAGCCGTATTCCACACGGCAGTATGCCTGTTTCTACCGTACCAACGTACCGGCAAGCGCCCTGTGGGTGATTGATGAGCGGCTGTATTTCGGCACGGCAGACGGCAAAGTTTGCCGCTTCTATGACGACACGGCCAGCCTTGACAGCTACAACGACATGGGCGAACCGATTGAAGCATGGTGGGAAACCCCTGATATTTCGGGACGCCTTTTCTATAAAAACAAGACATTTAGGTATCTCGCAGTTAGCGTTGCGGCCGCAGTTGCCACCAGTGTGGATATGCGGGTGTTGCGCAAAGGCGAATGGAAAACCCTGAAACGGAATGCATTTAATTCACGCTATCTGTCCTTCGCACAGCTTGTTTTCTCGAAGTTCAGCTTTTCCAGCGACACCACGGCACGTACCTTGCACACCAAAGCGAAGTTGAAGCGGGTTGACAAAACTCGTTATCGCTTTGAAAACAAGACGCTGAATGAGCCGTTCGGTTTGATGGCATGGGCAATTGAATTCATCGAGAGCGGAAAGTACAAGGGGTGATAGCATGAAATGTCCGAAATGTGGCATTGAAATGAAGGTCAACGTCATCGGTGAGCTGCTGACGTTTATTTGCCGCAACAAGCAGTGCAGCGGCTACGGCCAAGCACAGGCAGAAAAAGACCTGAGTACGGAAGGAAAGGAGGAGCGTCATGAAGATTGAGAATGGCAACAAGAGTACCGCCAGCGTGAAGGCCACCAACAGCTCTAGCAGCAAAAAGCCTACCGTTACCAAGGGCGGCGATCTGCGCAGCAAGTGACAACAAGTGAGGAACTATGGAAGAGAATACCAGCGGCGTTATGACTGAAGAAGTCGAGCAGGAGGCAGCCGCACCTGCACAAGAAGAGACTACCGGAGAACCTGCCACCAATGAAGGCGTAGGTGAAGCTGCCGAAGCCGGGCAGCAGCAGGAAATCCCTAACGAGGTATGGGAAACCAGCCGGAAGCGTGCCGATGCAAAGGCCAAGCAGCGGTACGACCGTATGGTAACTGAGCGGTTCGGGCATTTGGTAAACCCGTCCACCGGTGACCCCATCCGAAGCATGGACGATTACTTCGCAGCACTGGACGCGCAGGCGGACATTCAACGCCGCCAGTCCTTGCAGCAGAAGGGAATCGACCCCAAAATTCTCGATGATGCAATCAACAACAGCCCCGTCATCAAGCAGGCGAAAGAAGCAATTCAGGCCCAGCGCGAAGCGGACGGCCAGCGGCAATTCAATGAGCAGATGCGGCAGATCACCGCACTGGACGGCGAATTCCGGACACTGGGTGATCTTCGTAACGCCCCTGAATTTGACACTTTTAACCAGCTTGTGATGAGCAATGTTGATATGGTGAGCGCTTTCAAAGCGGCCTTCTTCGATCGGCTGGCCGCCAAGAAGAGCGCAGCGGCTACGCAGGCAGCCATTAACACCGCCAAGAGTAAAGACCACATGGCCCCAATTGGCGGCGGGAATGACGCAAGCGACGGCCTGACCGATGAAATCATCGCGGAGTATCGCAAGTTTAATCCTAAATGGACGCGCGACCAAATCGCAGCGTACCACAAGAAATATGGAAAGGATCAGTAACCATGTTTATCGTTGTAATGCGAGACATTGCGGACGTGGAACCTTTTGAGCATCAGCCCGGTGCTGCCAATCTGGCGCGCGGCTCTGCCGCTGTGCTGACCGCTGGCAGCCTGGCCAAGTGCGGCGCGACCGCTAAACCCTCTCATATCGTCATGGGTCCTGCCGACGGCAACGGCCTGTATCCCTGCATCCGCGTTCAGCCCACCACCGTGTTTGAGACCACCAGCACCGCCGCCGTGGCTTCTGCCGGTACCAAGGTGACCCTGAACACCGATGCGCTGAGCGTGACTGCCACCGCCACTGACGGTGTGTTTACCGTCGATTCCACCGAGAACAAGGCCAACGGCGTTGTCCGTGGCCGTTTCCTGTAAGGAGGATATATGGCTAACATCATTTTTTCTGAGGGTTCCGGCGTTGCCAACAGCGTGTTCGGCAAGAGCCAAGAACCCATCAAGGCTATGATCGAGAGCGGCGTTGAGGCGTTCGAGGAAAAGAGCCTGATTTCCAACATCTTCAACATGGAAAGTTCCACCAACTTCGCCGAGAAGTACACCAACGAGACCAGCGTGGGTGACTTCGAGGACGTGGGCGAGAATGGCGCTTACCCCAAGACTGGTATGCAAGAAGGCTTCTCCAAGGTCATTGAGCCTACCACCTGGAAGTCCAGCTTTGAGGTTACGCAGGAGATGAACGAGGATGCAAAGATCGGCAAGATCAAGAGCCGCGCCGGTATCTTCTCCACCAGCTACAACCGCACTCGTGAGAAGTTCGCCGCTTCCCTGCTGGCCGGTGGCACTGGCACTTCCGTCAAGATCCAGAACAAGACCTACAGCACCGCTTCCGCTGACGGCGTGGCCCTGTTCTCGACTGCTCACCCCAGTGCCACAAAGGGCACCAAGCTGACCCAGAGCAACTTCTTCAAGGCTGATTTCAGCACCAGCATTCTGGATCAGGTTCAGGAGGCCATGCAGAGCTTCACCGACGACGACGGCAATCTGCTGAACGTCGCTCCCGACACCATCATCATTCCCAACGTGGCTTCCCTGAAGCGTGCCGTTCTGGCTGCCGTGTCCAGCGACCTGGACCCTGAGAGCAACAAGAATGCAATGAACTTCCAGGCTGGCCTGTGGAACGTGCTGATCTGGCCCTATCTGCCCAAGTCCATCGGCGGCAAGCCCTTCTTCCTGATGATGGACAGCCAGTTCAAGGACGACTATCTGTGTATGCCCTGGGTTGACCGTGTTGCCCTGACCGTCAAGAGCGAGATTGACCCCAACACCGACGCCAACGTGTTCCGTGGCCGCGCCCGTTTCGGCGCTGGCTTCAACAACTGGCGTTGCATCGCCCTGTGCGGCGGCGGCGTGACCGGCGGCACTACTCTGACTGCCTAATTAAACTTACCTGATTTACCGATGTCCCTGCCTGATGGTGGGGACATTTTTTTGGAGGAGCCATGTTCGAGAAGCTGAAACACGCTGCTGACGATGCCACAAAGCGGGGGAAATGGCAAAGTCGGCTGGATGACGCAAGAAAGCAGTACGACCGTACCATTATGGATACCCGCGAAGCGCTGTATCGTGGCGATAAAAACATTCGTGGCGCAAACGGTACAGACGCAGATAAAAAGGCAACCAACGTCCGCAACATCGTGTACGAGCTGATTGAAAGCCAGGTGGATTCCTCTATCCCCGCCCCCCGCGTAACGGCTATCCACGAAGAGGACAAAGAGCTTGCAAAAAAGATTGAAGCTCTGTTGCTGAACCTGAGCAAGCAGCTCAACCTGAAAGAGCTGAACGACCTGCAAGAACGAACCGTCCCCATTCAGGGCGGTGACTTCTTCCACGTTGAGTGGGACCCGCATGGCGGCTATCACTGTATGTTGGGCGACGTAACGCTGACGGAGCGCCACCCGAAGCAGGTTATTCCGCAGCCCGGCGTGTACGACATTGACAAGATGGAGTACATCTTTATTCTTGTGAGCCAGCCGAAACGCTACCTTGAACGGCGATACGGTGTCGAAATCAAGGATGAAACCGAGGACGATGTGGCGGCCAGAGGGCAGAACCAAAGCACTGTAAGCGGCATTGTTACCCAAAATATCGCGTATTATCGTAACGACGAGGGCGGCGTTGGTCTGTACAGCTGGTGCGGAGACGTAACTCTGGAAGATTTGGACAACTGCCAGAAACGGCGCGGCGAGGTGTGCGCGAAATGCGGCCGCCCGAAGTCCGGAGATGTGTGCGAGTGCGGCAGCAAAAAGTTTGTGGAAGGCCCACTGGATGTGCAAGAGCTGACCGAGGACATCACCATTTTTGGCGGTGAGACTGTTGCGGCAAGCACCCCGGGCAAAGACGAACTTGTGATGAACCCGGACGGAACCCCGCAGGTGGACGAGGAAGGCGTGGCTATTACCATGCCCGGCCCGAACGTGCCCACGCAAATTCCGTACTACGAGCCGAAAGAAATCCCCGTTGTTCTCCGCAGCAACGTGCGAATGTTCGGCCGCTTCTTGGGCGTGAGCGACGTTGATGTGATTGAAGATCAGCAAAACGCGATCAAGAAGTTTGGCACGAAGATTGAAGAGAAGCTGCTCAAAGGCGGCAGCTATGTTACGCTTCCGCAAGGCGTTCAGGTTGAAACCAGCGACAAAGAGCTGAAAATCATGCGGCTGAAAAACCCGGCGGAAAAGGCGTTGATTTCTGTTATCAATGTTCAGCCCGACACAAGCCGCGAACAGCAAATGCTGGAAAGCAATTACAGCTGGGCGAAAAGTACGCTGGGCATTAACGATTCTTTTCAGGGCAAGTACGATGCATCCGCAACCAGCGGCAGCGCAAAGCAGTTTGCTGCACAGCAGGCGGCTGGCCGTTTGCAGTCCAAACGCGAGATGAAGAATCAGGCGTATGGGCGGCTGTACAAGCTGCTCTTCAAGTATATGTTAGCCTATGCCGACCAGCCATACCCGATGACTTACACGGCAATCGGCGGAGAACAGACGTTCGCCCATTTCAACCGATGGGACTTTTTGAAGCGAGATGCCGCCGGGGAACTGTACTGGGACGATGAGTTTATTTTCGGCGTTGACCCGTCTCCGAACATGGATGCAAACCGTGAACGGCTGTGGGATATGGCCGACGTGAAGTATCAAGCCGGTGCATTTGGCCCGATTAGCGAACTGACTACCAGCTACCGATTCTGGACTTATCTAGAAGATAATGGATTCCCTGGAGCTGGGAAGGTAAAAACCGAAATCAAACAGCAGATGGACGAGCAGCAGCAAATGCAACAGGCTACACAGCAAGTAATACAGCCGGATATGATCATGACTGACAGTGACCATTTGGAGGGGGCAGACGTATGACGTGGGGAGAATGCAAAACCGCAACCTTGCAAAAGATGTTTACCTCGGAAGATGAGGGCGCAGAGGACTACCTCGCGGCAATGCCGCAAGCCGCCAATGAAGCGATCCAGATGATTGCGACAACGGATGCGGGTAAACACATCCGTTCGCACGATACGCTGACGAAAGACCCGGCACAATCCAGAACGTTTGATCTTGAAGATGAACTCATTGACTTTCTCAATGTGGGAGACTTCGAGACATACTGTATGGATGGAGACGAGCCCAGGCCGGTATCGCTGAAACTTCTGGGCGGGCATTTGCTGGTGGTGCCGAAAGGCATTGAAACGGTGCTTGTGTACTACAATGCAAAGCCTGCCAGGATCACCGAAAACACGCCGGACGCGCAAGAAATCGACCTGCCGGAAGATGCGGCGGCGCTTGTGCCTATGTACATGGCAAGCCAGCTGTACAAGGACGATGATCTGGCAATTGCGACAACGTACCGCAACGAGTTTGAAACGGCGTTTGAGCGCCTGCAAAACCGGCAGGCAGAAAACATCGACACGGAATTTACAAGCGAAAGTGGGTGGTGGTAAGTGGCCTTCACAAAAATCACAGATGAAGATTTGCAAAACAAAGGCGTTATTGGCCTGCCTGATACGCCCGGCCTCTCCACAAGCGAGATGCAGGCAAAGTTTGAGCAGACGGCGCGGGAAGTTATCGTGCCGAAGTTCAATCAGCTGGTGGATGACCTTTCCAACCCTTCGGCGGCAAGCCAAATCGGCGCAGCCGGCAAAAACCGCACAGTGCAAGGCCACATTGAAAACCTGGAAAATCCGCACAATGTAACTGCGGAACAGGTTGGTGCGTATACAAAAGACCAGACAGAAAAAGCAATCAGCGACCGCATTTCCCAGATTGGTAGTGCGGATATGACGCAAGCCGTGTACGACCCGACCCACAGGCAACGGGACATCTTCGCCTATGCCGATTCTCGTGGCGTAAGCACTTACACGCACACCAAGATGGACAACGTGCACCACTTTAGCGGCTCTGGCACAAGCGGCCGCGTAAAGATGACGGATAACGTGGAAGCCGGGGACACGGTGATGCTGGGCGGAAAGGAAGTGCCTGCCTATGTGGGCACAGAAACCTTTGCCGATGCGCTGGCCGGTGAACCCGTCACGGGCCGGTGGCTGACCTTTACGCAGGACGGTACACAGATAAATTTTAATGGCGGCGGGGGCTTATCCCTCACAAAACTCGCCCTCGCCACTGCCGACACCGGAGACGTAATTGCCGGGAAAAAGTTTTATAGCGGCGATAAATCGCTTAAAACCGGTTCCATCCTGCCGCGCAACACCGTCGGGCAAAATGGGGCGGTGGGAGGAAGCGCAAACTGGCCGAGTGTGCCCGTTACGCCCGTAACACGCAACACCCAAGTGAATCAAAACACCGACGGCGTAAATCGCTTATCTTTGCAGCCCCCCGCCGGGTACTACAACGGCAACAGTTATGTTGGCGAGACATATGCAAATGTCGCAGCCGCAATAGGACTTACCGCCCCCAAAATCGCCGCTGGCGAAACAGTGCTGAACGTCGCAGGCACGGGCCATGCGGTGGCGATGTTCGCCACCGTTGGAGACAATCGGTGGAGCGGCGGCTCTCGAAACCGCATGAAACTCGCGTGGACGCAGGGCGGCACCTCCGGCTTCGGCGGCTGGGGCTGTTGGCTCCCGGCAGGCACTTACCGAGTGTGCGGGGCCATCGCCGGAGTGAAAGGGTGCTATATCGCGGACGCTGGCAATCTGGCTACACGGATTTATAGCGCGGAACGAGAATACAGTGGCAGCGTTTGGGGCAGCCTTGGCACGTTTGCGCTCAATGGGAGCCAATGGGTGTCCGTTACAAGCGGAAGCACAAGCTACTCTGAGGATGCCGGCGTTTGCATTTATCGCGTGTGAAAGGGGCGAAAACATGATTGAGTTACCCGTAACCCTCACATCAACCGGCGGCGCAGTGAGCTTTGCCTCGCCGGTTACGCTGGGATACACCAAAAACAAAGGCGTGTATCGCCTGCTTGTCGCTGCCGAAGGCGAGTGGGAGGGCCTGACAATCCGGTGCTTTTGGCATCTGCCCGGCGGCACCGACCCCGCAAGCAGCCTTGTGCAAGATGGCGCTGTGGACGTGCCCGCAAGTGTGACCGCACAGCCCGGCACCGGCTGCATCACCTTTGAGGGCAGCGACGGCGAAAAGACTGTGACAAGCGCTGATCTGCGGTACAAAGTGGGCAGCAACTCCGGCACAGAGGACGGCGCCATGCCTGAGCCGGGTGCACCCGCATGGGAGCAGCTGGTGAGTGCGACAAAGGCCAACGCCGACGCGGCCGTGCAAGCGAAGCAAGATGCGGAAACGGCTGCCGAAGAAGCTGAAAATGCCGCCACCAAAGCAGATGCAGCTGCGACAAAGGCAGAAGCCGCACAAAAGGCAACGGAGAAGGCCGAAGCAGCGGCCGCTGAATCTATTGCCGTGGCGAAAGCGGATGCTCTGAGCGCCATCGGCACCAGCAGGCAGAGCGCTTTGGACGAGGTGCAGCAGGCGCAGGAGACCGCGACGGGCGCTGTGCACTCCGCGCAAGCTACCGCTGAATCTGCCGTTGATGCAGCGAAAAACAGCGCCGTGCAAGCAGTGGAGGCGGCCGCGAAGCCCGCACTGGACGCGGCGGCGGAATCGGCGGCAAGCGCAGAGAAAGCGGCATCCAGCGAAAAAGCGGCAGCCGACAGCCTGCAAGAGCTGAAAGACGGCATTGCATCCGGAGATTTTAAGGGCGAAAAGGGTGATAAAGGCGACACCGGCCCCGTTGGCCCGCAAGGCCCACAGGGAGAGACAGGGCCTCGAGGTGAGCAGGGTCCGGCAGGCGCAGACGGCAAAAACGCGCCGCAAATTGACGACGCCGCAATCTCTACCACATCCCCGTGGAGCAGCAAGCAGATTGTGGACACCCTGTGCCCGCCGCTGGAAGAGAGCGGGAACCCGGTGGTGTGCTATCCTGTGGCCGGATATCCGCTGGGCGTAAAGGCAAAGTGGAAACCCGTGCAAGAGGGGAGCGGAACACCCAGCCACGAAAACATCCGTCCCATCAAGGGACGTAACAGCGTGAGCGTGGAGCGGTGCGGGGAAAATATCATTGAGTTTTTAAACACAAATGATAATGATTCCTTTGGAAGCATTGCAATAGCAGTAGACGCAGAAAAAAATATTACGTTAAACGGAACACTTGCTATGCAAGGCAATATCGCGATTGGAACGTATCGGCTGCATTGGGCTGCGGGAAAAACCTACACCATGTATGTTAAAAAGGTGGGCGGAAGTGCCTCGCTTGGAGGCGGTGACGGCATTACTTTCGCCTATTCGCTGTTCACACCGGATTATAATCATTTCTTCCGCGGTGATACAAGCAGCACAAGCCTTGATGCGTATATTGCAAGCGGTGCTGCGCTGGTAGAAACCGAGCTTGTTTTTATGCTGCAATGCTGGCGAAAGGGCACAGTATTCAACAATTACAAATTCCAGGTTGAAGTTGTTTTTGGCGCCACCGCCCCCACCACCTACAAACCGTACATCGGTCAAACCAACACCCTGACCATGCCTGAAACCGTGTATGGCGGAGAAGTGGATGCAGTGACAGGAGATGGAAAACGGACGTGGGGAATTATCGACAGTTACGCTGGAGAAACAATCCCGAGAGAGTGGATTAGTGACAGAGACGTCTATAGCGCGGATAAAAATCCGACGGTTGGAGCGCAGGTCGCATACAGACTTGCTGAGCCTGTGCCCTTCACCGTGACAGGCGCACAGCCCATCCCCGCGCTTGCGGGCACAAACACCGTGCTGACCGATGCCGACAGCGCGACTGTGACGGGACGCGCAGACCCCATTAAGCGGATTGCCGATTGGGAAAATAAGGAGCGAAAAAATGACGTATGAGCAAAAGCAAGAGGCCATCAAAGCCCTTGTGTACGGCGGCACGCAAGAGGCAGCAGCCGATGCAGCGGGTGTGCCCGTCGCCGCGCTGGCTGAAATCACACAGGGCGAAATCGACGAGGTGCGGGCCGACCTTCGGGAAATGGGGTGGTTGGATTGAGCATCATGGAAGGCGTTGATGTCTCGAAGTATCAGGGCACCATCGACTGGAACAAGGTAAAAGCATCCGGCATGAGCTTTGCGATGGTGCGGCAGGGCTGGATTAACAGCGACGGCACGATTACTGAGGACCCTTTTTACCGCCAAAACATGGCCGGGGCACACGCGGCGGGCCTACACACCGGTGTATATCTGTACAGCTACGCCACGAGCGAAAGCGCCATGAAGGCGGCTGCAAGTGCCTGTGTGGCCATGCTGGAAGGATTTGTGTGCGATATGCCCATCGCGCTGGACTTCGAGCACGCCACGCTGTACAAGCGCTTTTCGCGGGCCGCAAATGCCAGCCTCTGCGCAGCCTTTTTGAGCCGCATTGAGGAGCTGGGCCGCTACTGCATTCTGTAAACCTACAAGAGCTTTGCGGCGGAGT